TTTACTGTTGAAGTATCAGAATAAAATACTATTGAATAGCTGTTAGGCTTTCCGAGTTTCCACGTTACATTCATCACCTCGACAGCTCCAACAATCTCAATGATCCCATCAATATCCAGCCTTGCAGTAATAGCATTGTTAGGATTTATCATTGCTAAATTAGACCTCATCTCAAAATGTCTTAATAGCTTATTGTTTCTATCAGAAGCGGGGATGGTGAAGTCTTTAGTAAATGAGAAGTTAGTACTCTCAAGGATAGATTCTTCAACAACCATTCTATTAAATACAATAGTTTCATCAGGAAACAAATCTACCTGTTCCAACCCTGATGCGCTATGAGACATAAATAATTTAAGTGCCATTAAAATACTGTATTAGTTGCTGTGTTTCCTTGTTTTAATATTATAGTATAATCTGAAAGTCCATTGTTTAATGCTGTCTTAAATATTAGCTCAGTAGTTTCTAATGTATAAGGTTGTAATGTGTCAACATCATACAAAGAAGATGTAAGCATTAACTGTCTTATCAATTCATTCCACTCCTGGGATATCCATCCTGTGCTTATGGTTAAGTTCTCACGCCCATTAATAGACTTCATCCTAAATTGTCCTTGCTGCTCAGTAAAAAAGATGTCTGTTGTTGAATCACTGGTTAATGATGAATTTAGAATTTCCGTTCTATCTACATTAATACTCTCAATTCTGGTTCCATAGAATAATATGTTATCCCATACTCCAAAGCGATTAAGAAACTGTAAGTTTTTGAATCCATATCTGCAAGGCTCTTCAACTGTAAAGGAGTAAACACTTGACAGAACCTCCCCTCCAGCCTCGGCCCATATCTGATAATCTGTTACAACAGTAGGAGAGAATAAAGCACTCACCTCAGTAGTTCCTGAGCCTATCCTAAAGACTTTAGCAGTAAAAGAATCTAAGTTTATATATTTTGTTGAGGCTCCTGAGTTAATAGAAATAGCTACTCTTGTAGCTGCTCCATCTTTGCCTATAAACATACCCATAGAAGTGTCTGAAGGAATCGTTGTTTCTAGTGGTCTATCTGTAAAAAAAGAAACTGATCTTGAATCATAAGCTAAAGGAATACAACTCAAGGATTCAGAGAATCCAGAATCATCAAATCTCCTATCGTCAAAATCTGTTACAATAGAGTTCCAGAAATTCTCAGATGTTAGTGTTTCCGATAACTCACTATAAAAGGTGTACCCATTTAGAGCAGTCACAGCATCTAGGTGGTGTTCTCCTGTTATACTTCCTGAGCCTATATTATGCCCTAGAATAACCTTGACCCATACTGTTAGCTCTGTTGTGTCTCCTGCATTGTCAAATGTATATTGAGGACTAACAAAGAAATCTCTAAGCAATGAGCTTATATCAAATATTGCTACATTGTTAGTATCAGGAGTTTTTGATAAATCATATTGAATAGTAGCAGGCTCATCTACTAATTCACCTTGCCATATTCTTACTAGAATCCTATAATTAAAATTTGCAGCAGCAAATCCTGTATCGAATAAGGAATATATCAAAGGACTTTGAGCATAGAAATAATGTCCTTTTGGAGAATTGTATGTCATTGAATTTGCCATCGCTTATCTGTTAAAAAATATATCAATATCTTGAATTAGTGTATCAGGAATCTTTCGCTCTAGCTTGTCAAGTTCGGACTCAAAAGGCTTGCTGAAAAATCCTGTTGGCTCAATGCCATTCTTAAAGATTGCCCTGTTTAACATAAACGAAAGAGACTTCATTGATTTATCTGTTACCCTTAAAAACTTACCTTGTGGATCTCTCGGTCTTATTCCTTTAGTTCTCACCCATTCCATTATCTTATTTACAGGTGCATATCTTCCTGCCTTCCTTCCTTCATCTACATTCAATCCGTAATCATTCATCTCAAAACTTAGTCCTTTAGAATCAGTGCTAAACTTTATAGAATTAGAAAGCGAGCTAGTGTTGTTTATCTTTGAAAAATGAGTTCTACCTGATGAAGTTTTCACCCGTCTTTTGGTGTCTAGGTTCTTTCGAGATAATCTCACCACATTCTTACCCATCTGATTGATGGCAATAAATGTCTTTGCTAGTTTTGTGCGATCTAACATATCGAGGCTCCTGTTGGTACTGTTAAACTAATTGATAGCTGCCATCCTGTGAGGACGTTCTCAAATCTCTCAATTAAGGGCTCAAAGAGTTTATCATCATCAACAGAACTGACTATGTGTAAGTCAAACTCAGCACCTCTCTCATACTGCTCAATGATTGCATCTAATCGGTTGTGAATGTCGTTTAGAACATCCTGCATATTATCAGTGGTGAAGAAATTGTCTAGCTGATCTCTGAGGTTGTCTTTATTGAAGTCTACTAAGTCAAGGCAGAATATCTCAAAATCGTATGTTGTTGTGTTTCCTGATTTAGTGGATGAACCAGGGACTATGTGAGCATAGGGAAATATCGTTTGCTTTGCGATGTCTAGCTTATAGTTGTCTCCTAAAGTGATTACTCTGAATCCTTTTGCTGTGAATACTTTGTGAAGGCTTTGCGTTGTTAGATAAAATCCATTCATGTTAATATAACCCATGAACGGTGGTTTTGTATTAGTAACAAAAAAGACGGTTAAGATTAATTATTTTAAAAGTCTTTTTAAATTATTCTTTTTATCAATAACAGTAAACTTCTTTAACCCATCAATTAATGCTAATAGTTTTTCTTTACTTGGTTCTGGTAAATTATTATTACCACTATCAGCACCTATGTTTACTTGCTTTGGATTACATATTTTAATTAATGTAAGCATATCGTTTAAATCAAAATCCATTATAGGCTCAATAGTTACATAGTTATTCTCTGGCATATAGAACGCCCTGCTTTGTGTCTTTTCACAGTTATTCATTATATCTTTATACCATCTATTTGTTTCAATAGTAGTACAAAATACGCTATCTTTTGGAAAGAATAATCCGTTGTTTTTTTGAAGCCTAAATGTTTGCTTAGATTGAAATAAGTATTTATTATCGAATTTAGAACAATGATTTAATACCTCTTGAATCCACTCCATAGAAATATCATTTGCAAACATATCACAGCTAGAGCCTACAAAGATAAAGTTACCACTCCCTAAATCAGTTTTAAGTTCCTTTTGGTCAAATCTAACAGGGTTTAATTTTCCCCATCGCTTCATATAACAATAACTACAATCGTGATAACAAGCACCCTTTATTACATTCCAAGTGTGGGTAACGAACTCATACATATTTCCTTTTGATTCATTTAATGGCATAACTATTGGGTTTTTTGGTTACTACAATATACAACATTTTTATTGAACAGCATAATTCCCTGAATAAATCTCAAAGTACATTCGCATAATAAAACAGTCCAGCCAATCAGGAGAACGCCCTATATAATCCTTGATCTTTTCTTTAGGCAGGATTCTCAGCTTCCCATCCTTGTCAGCATCATAAGTCTTTAACATCCCCAGCTCTTGGTTAATAGCTTCAATCTCTGAATCCGATAGCTCACATTGAATCCAAATCTCTTTTGCCATTTCAGCAAGCTTATAACCGCACTCAGTTTTAAGATTATAGTATGCCTTATCACGGGGTCTTGAATTGTTTACAAATCCTTTGCAATGTAGGTTATCAGTAATGCCTCCTCCTACTCCATCATCATCAATTAAGATGTGAGATTGCTGGACTTTGTATTTTACTGCCAGAGCGTTCACAGCGTTTTGAATGTCTGTTGTGGCACTTGTAGCGAATACAACTCTATCTATTAATCTGAGCCCATCCCATACAGTGATGATAGCCTTATCTGATCCGAACCTAGCAGCATCAACAATAATGTATTTAGTACCTGCAGGAACGTAGGAATTGGAGTACATATTATCTATGGTCTCAAAGTCTATCAGGGTAGCAGGGTCGCTGTCATATTCCCAATTTCCATATCTTAGTCTTTGCTTTTCATTTTCTGGTAGTCTGTCAAGTGCTGCGATATAATCTTTCGATAGATATTTGTTGTCAGTAGGTAGAGCTTGGACGAACTTTTTAAGGATATCTAATTCACCTTTCTTTTTAGGTAGGTAGAAATTATTGAAAGCATATCCTTTATTCGGGTTGCAAGTATAAAGGACTTTTCTTTTGAGGTTATAATCTTCATTCATCCATCTTCCTACTGTGATAGATAGATTAATTATTGCCATTGAAGGCATCTGCCCGATCTCCTCCATCCATCCCCTTGTGAACTGCAGCGAACCGAATCTGTGATATTCTGGATCTGAAGGCATCCACTTGCAATCAATATAATGAACTGTTGATCCATTGTTGAGAATAAAGCAATTCTTTTGCCCGTCATACTTCATGTAATCTTGAGGGAGAATATTCCAATGTTTAAAGACCTCGTAAATTGATGGGGTGGTATAAGCGATCAAATCTTTAAGTGATCCTCTGGCTATGAAATATCTTGTTCCTGGATAGGTGAGAGCATCCCCAAAGATAAGGGAGCAGCCTAAGTATGATTTAGCTCCTCCCTTTGCACCTCCAAATAATACCTCCTCTGTTTCTTTGTCTAGCCAATACTCAGCAGCTTCTATCTGTTTAGGTTGTAACTTGCTATCTAGTTCAATTATCATCAATGATTCTTACTCCTATAATTGCTGGGATGTTTATATTACCATCGACACCAATCTCAGCACTTTGCATCTTAGGCTTAAAGTAGTTTAAAAGTCTTTCATACTTAGCAAAGAATTCTTCATCATCTTCTATATCGTCAAGATAAGCCATAACTCTTTTAGCTCCCTTTTCAGTGATGTATTCTCCTAGCTGTTCCCACTCAACAGTCTTTCTATGTTTGCCTTTTGTTGCTCCTGCTTTTGCTGCTTCTTCCTTTGTGAATCTATGCTGCCCCATGTTATAAGTTTTTATGAGTATAAAACTAATGTGTTAAACGCTCCCAAATTATTCGTATTTTGATTTTAAGTACATATTATCTTCAGGACAATTCCCAATAACTTTTAGTCTGATACCTCTATAATATTTAGCACCCTTCTTAAACTTTGCATCCTTGATAAGTGCCTTATAATTTATAGCAAGTTGCTTATAAACTTTAGGGCTTATCACAAGAACTAAATCTTCTTTTGGCATAGCCCACGCATCTATTATGTCATCCAAGGATTCATAAACACGAAAATCTGCTTTCATATCTTGTATTTTTTCATCCAAATTTTAAGACGTTTCTTATACTGTTTGCCCGTTTCATTTGGCATTGGTTGTGGTAATGTTAATCCCATTAAAACGCTCTCTTTCTTATTTCTTCAATCTTCTTCAGATGTTGTTCTTTCTTCCATTGTCTAAATGACATTATGAAAGCTGCTAAAATAAAAGCCATAAAATATAACCCAAAAAATAAACCTACCCAATCTTTAGTTTCCATAACTCCCTCCTTTGTTTGGTTCTTGGTCTTTCATCCTAATTCAGTCTTTATCTTATAAGTTATCTCCCATTTTTGATTGCAGGGGCAAATACTTGTATAAGGACTTAGACCGCATCCACAGATAGGACAAGTCCATCCATGATTATAAGGTTTATTCTCTGTAATGCAATCGCAAAGTTCTGGTGTAACCGATGTTGTTTTGCTATTCCACCAAAACTGCTTACCACATTTACTGCAAATATTCCAATTATCAACTGCTGTTTCTTTCATGGCCTCGAACTTATGATGAATAAATAAAAGCTCTTGAATTGGGAGTTTAGCTTTCTCACTCCTGTAACAAAGACTCCTTTTATCTTGAGTCCTTCACTGTCTATGTAAAGTTTTGATAGTTCCATTACTTTTTCTTTTTAGTTGGTTTTGGTCTTTCTCCACCCTCTTTAAATACTCTATCTTTTGGAGGGATAGGCTTTAAAGTCTCTTCCTTATCAAAGGAATATATTTTACTCTTTTTATCTTTTGGTTTTTTCAACAGCTTCTCATAGAAGTCTGCAATATCAGTGATTAATTTAATGTCTGCTAATACATTTAAAGGACGTCCTGGAGTTTGCTCCGCATGACCTTTTTTTACTAATAAACTCTCTAGTGCTTTTCTCATTGTTGTTTGTTTTTAATTGTTTTGATAACATTGTATTTTACGTTTAGGTGTATTTATTTCAATCAATCTTATTTCATCTGCTGTCTTATCACAATAATCAGTTATTCTAATTATTTCCCATACCCAGATTACAGACTCTACTCCATTTATTTCAATGATTTGAAGCCACTCCATCTCTTCTATGCAAGTATAGCAAGGCGTTTCTATTGGCTCATCTTTAGAGCAAGAGAGTATTAAGGATAATATAAAAACGAATATTACCGCTCTTAATGTTGCTTTGTTATCTTCGCTCATTGTTTAATTATTAACTCTTCGCCTGTTAAAGCAAAGTATAGGTTTTGCCATTGATGGACGTATTTGAGTTCTGTATGATAATGACAATCAAGACAATATTGTCCTGCATAATTTTCGCTTATCCAAATCTCATCATTTTTTTTATAAATTGCACTGGTTTCATTATTATAAGTGTATGTGCTTTTTTCAAACCCAAACTTAACCAACCATTCTTTAGTTAATGTAATTTCCGACATATCGTTAAAGATATATTCGTTTGGCTGTGCAATACAACATATGTTCTCATCTGGTTTACACGCTATTACTTTATCAAATAATCCAAAGTATGCAATTTTATGAGGCGTTTCGATAGGTAGGTGTATTTCTCCACCTCTATTTATTGGGTAAAAATAATTACCAATTCTTAATTCATTTGCTTTCATCTTAATTCTTTTGGGTGAATACACTGTTTAATTTTGTTGCCATTGATTCCCATGCCATAACATCTATGCAGCAGTTTATGGTAGGCTTATGTTTAGGAAGACCAAAGATTTCTCTGTGGGTTTTCCAGACAAAAGTCAGGTTTCTTTTAAGCAAGCCGCTTTTCTCTTTCAGGGCTTTCTTGAATGGAGTACGTATTTTGCTCCACTCCGTTTTCTCTCTTGGTGTCATTTTTCGGCTCTGTTCCATAACAAATGGGTTTTAATATTTCTCTTATATGTTTTACTCCGTAGAATATTGTAGTCAGTGAGATTGTTGTTGCCTCTGCCAGTCCTCTCATTGATATGTCATTCTTTATATAGGCATCATAAAGCTTGTGATAATAAGGACCCATCTTTAAAAGTATGTTATCAACATCGCTCTCCAGTAGTGTATCATCTGGACTGACAATCTTATTACGTTTATATTCCAAATATGTTTCATCATCTATTGCAACTGTTTTTTTCTTATCTCGTAGGTGGTTAAAGGTTCTGTTTCTTATAGCGTTAAAAAGATAAACCATATTAACCTTTCCTTTGTAGAAGATTCTGTCGATGTTTCCTTCCTTAGCTTGAATCCTTAAAAGCCTCTCGTATAGATCCTGAACGATGTCCTGAGAATCATCTTTAGAAGCCCCATGATACATGGCTATTTTAATCAAATCATTGTAAACATGGAGTATGTTATCGACTTTCATTAATCCAAAGATAGTAATAAATGATAGATAAAACTATTTTAATTAATCTTTTTTATTAATAAATTTGCATAGATAGATTATATTGTCTATATTTGCGTTATAATTAAACTAAAAACAATATTATGAAACACGAAAGACTAGCTATTATTAAACAGGCTAAATTAAGTTATAAGAAAGCACAGAAGAATAAGGTTAGATTCTTAGATGCTAGAAACGAGCTAGTAATGCAAATGCTAAACTCTCGGGTTCCAATTTGGGGATCTTTTAAATTAAACATTATAAAATACTAATTATGAAAAGAAAAGAATTTAATCCAGTGAGTTATTTTATAAATACTCTAAAGCTGAAAGTTGATAAGGACTTATTCAAAAGCCTTATCTGTAAGAAATTTAACATTGTACCTCGAACATTTAATCAATGGGTTTATTTAGGACGTGCTCCTAATTATTCTCTTGTAGTTATTGAGGAGATTGCAAACGATGTTAAGAATGATTTACCAGACCCAACACCTAAAGATTATAAATAATGGAAAACCTAACCGCAAAAGAAGAAATGATATTAATGGAATCATTAAGATATTATTTCGATCTTCCTTCGACAGATGAAAAAGGATGTCAAGTTATTATCTCAATAGCACAGAAAAACAGACTACCTATCTTCTTTATTAACCAATTAAAAAACGATTTAGAATGCTAGATCGAGGACACGTAAATGCGGATTCATCTCCAGGTAGTCCATACTTTGAAGGTGAAGACTGCTCAGAATGTGAAGGCACAGGAGAATGTAACTTTACTTGCTGTGGTGACGATGTAAACGACATAGGGATATGCCCTAGCTGTGGTGAACATTCAGAAGCTACTGAGTGTGAAGAATGCGAAGGATCAGGAACAGTATTTAAAACCCAAACCCATGGAAAGTATAATCAATAAGCCTATTTTACCAGACGAGATTGAATGGAAGATTCAGTCATATACCAAAGGTGAAAACAAGAAAACAATCATAGTGCCTTATATTACTTCACGCTGTGTAATGGAGAGATTCGATGCAGCTTATGGTGTGATGGGATGGCAAACAGAATTCAAAGAAATCAAGGATGGTTTTATTTGTAATCTATCAGTATGTGATAATACTGAAGGTCTTTGGATTTCTAAAGAAGACGGTGCAAGTAGAACATCTATCGAACCTGTAAAGGGTGGTATCTCTGACTCACTAAAAAGGGCTGCACATCAATATGGATTAGGTCGCTGTCTATATTCTTACCCTAGAATTATGCTTAAGGGAGAGCATAAGTTTATTCCTGATGAAACTATGCAGAGACTCGAGAAGATGGTTATCCAAATCAACAGCGGAGAATTCAAAAGTAAAGTAGTAGTATTATAAATAAATTTAAACCTATAACATGGAAAAGAAATCTTTATATGGAATACAAAGCGAGTACATGGAGTTAATAAATGACATCATGGAAGCTGAAGGAGAAATTACTCCAGAACAATCACAATTATTAGTAATCAATAAAACAGAGCTAACTATCAAAGCTTCGGGTTATATTGCTGTAATCAATAAACTAAAGGCTGAATGTAATTATATTGATGCTGAGGTAAAGAGGTTGGGAGCATTGAAAAAGGCTCGTAAGAACGCTGAGGATCGCTTAAAAGTATCAATTAGTGATGCTATGCACTTGTACGACATCCAGGAAATCAAAACTGAGCTTAATAAAATCAATTTCCGAAAGTCTGAAAGTGTTGTTATCGAATGTGATGTTAATGATCTGCCAGACGGAATGAAAGTTTATAGTGCTGCTCCAATTTCAAAGACCGAGATTAAAAAGATGTTAAAAGCAGGTATTGAAGTTGATGGAGTATATTTAAAAGAAAATAAAAACCTACAAATTAAATAATTATGGCTGGAGTAAACAAAGTAATTTTGATAGGACATCTTGGGAAAGATCCTGAGTCCTTCACTTTCGACAACGGAGTGAAAAAAGTATCATTCTCAATGGCAACAACTGAGAGCTATAAAAACAAACAAGGTGAACGCATCGATAATGTCGAATGGTTCAATATTGTCCTATGGCGAGGCTTAGCAGACGTTGCTGAGAAGTATTTAACTAAAGGTCAGCAAATCTATCTAGAGGGTAAAATCAAAACTAGGATGTACGAAAAGGATGGTAAGAAGAATTATGTCACTGAGATTTATGCAGATAATATGGTGATGTTATCCAAGAAAGGTGCAGTTACAGAATCAACTACTGAGCCGATTCAAGAAGAAGATGATCTTCCATTTTAAATTATAAACCTAAATGACAAAATAATGAGCGAATCAAAAACAACATCAAAAGGAATAAGCACCTTCAGTTTATTAGGAGTTGTATTTATCGTATTAAAATTAACAGACGTTATTGATTGGAATTGGTGGTGGGTACTAGCTCCATTTTGGGGTGGTCTAGGTATTGGATTGGCAATCTTTACATTAATACTTTTATTTGCTTTAATAGCTAAACTATTTGGTAGATGAAGTACGATTTTGAAAAGTCATACGATTGCCAGAAGGCAAAAGAGTATCTTAACAAGCTCATAAAGGATAAATCTATTGCAGAGCTAAAGAAGATCAATCCAAAGAGAACCATCCCTCAGAACTCTTATCTACACGTTCTAATTAGCTTGTGGGGAATACATCACGGATACTTATTAGAGGAGGCAAAGCAAGTAATCAAAGAACAGTTAGGATATACCTATGAAAAGAAAGGTCGTATTTTCTATATGCCTACTTCTAAAATGAAAACAGGAGAATTGACTATCTTTATTGACAAGTTCCGGGATTGGTCGAACATCACTTGTGAGTTCTACCTCCCTACTTCTACTGAGCATAAAATAGACTACGTAAGAATATCAAATGAAATTAAAGACTATTACTAAAATCTTAAATCATGACAGTAAAAAACGCAGTGGCCCAAGCCTATCAAAATCTAAGCGATAGAATTTCTATCCTAGATTTAATCAGAGACACCAGGAACATCTATGGCCGTCAAACCCTAACAGATGGAACTATCACCCGAAAGTTAAGAGAGCTTCGATCTGACAAAGTTTTAAACTATAAGATTGAGGAGCAAATGTATGTGAAGATATTTAAAGAAATTCAAACTATAATGTTTTAAAATGGAAGTAAATAAAATTCATAAAGGATTAGCATTAGATGTTATTAAGACATTCCCGGGTAAATCTATTAATTCAGTAATAACCTCACCTCCTTACTGGCAGCTCCGAGATTATGGATTCTCTGAACAGTGGGGATTAGAGCCTACTTTTGAAGAATATTTAGAACATCTTTGGTCTTTAATGGATGAAATTTGGAGAGTACTGAAAGATGATGGTACTGTTTGGATTAATTTAGGTGATACGTATGGTACTGTAAGCGGTGGCTTGGCGGGTAAAAGTACTTTTGATCCTAAGAATCCAGAAGCAACAAAAAACGTAATACAACAACCAAAAACACTTCATAAATGTCTTTTACTTATACCTCACCGCTTCGCAATAGGATGTATTGAGAGAGGTTGGGTAATGCGTAATGACATTGTGTGGGCGAAACGTAATGGGATGCCAGAAAGCGTTACAGATCGTTTCTCAAAGAAGCATGAGTATTTTTTCTTTATGACTAAATCTACTAAGTATTATTTTGATTTAGATTCTATAAGAGATAAGGTTAATATCGAAAGTGTAAAGAGGTCTCTAAGAGGTAATTCAGAAACTCATAAATATGCTAATCCAGATATATTACCTAAAGGACAACACTGTCCTACTATGAAACTACCTAGAAAATTCAAAGGGTATAATAATCTTCAAGAAGAGATAGATAACGCTATAGGTAAGAATCCTGGCAGCGTTTCAGATTTCTGGGATATTCCGACAAAACCAAGTTCAAAAAATCATTACGCTGCTTTTAATGAGAAGTTAATCGAAAAGCCAATTATGGCAGGATGCCCTAAAGATGGAATAATATTAGATCCTTTTTGTGGCACAGCTACAACCTTACTGAGAGCTTACGAATTAGATCGAAAAGTAATTGGAGTTGAAGGAAGTGAAGGACATTTTAAGGATGCTGATAGAGAATTAAGAAATAAATTAGCACAAACTAAACTATTCTAATGTACCATTCAAAAGTAGATGCAAACCAACCAGAAATCTTAAGATGCCTCCGTAAAGCAGGAATCTCTTATAAGCCTGTACATCAGATCAAAGGATTCTGCGACATAGTAGTGGGATTTAAAGGAGTTAATTATCTATTTGAGATCAAAGTAGATCATAAAAAGAAGCTGAGTAAAGCAGAGCAAGAATTTAGTGATGGTTGGAAAGGACAATATCACATAGTAACATCATTTAATGAAATCTTAAATATAATCAATGGAACGACAATTTAAAAATCAATCAGAACTATTCAATTGGATTTGGGAAAACAGAGATCATATCTCAGAGATAACTGCAGATCTATTACCTTATCAAAAAGGGCACGATCATTGGCACTTTCAATTCCTTCACGTGCTACCTAAAGGCAGCTATCCGAGTGAGAAACTTAATCCTGATAATGTTATCTTAGGCACACCCTATGAACATACAAATCAAGAGACTTATGCGGTGTTTAATATCCTTCGACAAAGAAGGACTAGGGAGTACCACGATAAAAATAGAATTAGGAAAATAGTATAAAGTTGTTTACCTTAGCTGTACCAAATTAAATCAGATGAAAAATATTGCCTTACATAAATTAGATCGGCTGGAGTTTCTGACTCCTAGGGGCTGGTCTTTTTTATTGTAGGGCTTTTTAATTTATAGACATTATGGCACGATATTATTTTTATACAAAAGATTCAGAACAATGCTTTGATTTAGATACAATTAAAGACATGATGAGATCAGACGGACTTATGGAAGAAACTGTATTTGAAGCAGATATTGAATATGGTCAAAGCTTTTTTTATTGTACTCATTTTGGGTTTGCTGGTGACACTGGCGAGGGTTGTGGATTAGATTGCGACCAATACAGACCTAGAAACGGTAAAAGTGGAAGGTGTAAAGATCATAAAAATTGTTATTCTCATGGAAAACCTAAAATAATAAAACTTAATTTATAGTATTATGGGATTAACAATAGATGAACAAATCAGAAGGAAATTACAGATAGAAAAAATAAGGAAGTTTAAAAACCCAGCAATTCTTATAAATACTGACGACTTTAATTTTTTCAAATCAGAATTAGAAAAAGACATAGTTAATTACAAAGTAGGCAAAACTCCTAAATATATGGATATTCCGATTATAGTAAAAGATCATATACAAAGGGGAAGTGTGATTATATATGACAAACCAATTGATATTAACACCTTAAAGTAATAGTACTATGAAAACACTACATTTAAATTTAAAAAAGAAATGGTTTGATATGATCGCTTCGGGTGAAAAGAAAGAGGAATACAGAGAGATTAAACCTTATTGGGATAAAAGATTAGTTATTGAAAATTTCAATGGAGATAAATTTAAGCACTTCGATGTTGTTGTTTTTAAAAATGGGTACTCCAAAGATGCGCCAACTATTACTGTACGAATAAAGCACATAGGATTATCACAAGGAAAAAAAGAATGGGGTGCGGGTGATGGTAAATTATATTATTGCATATCGCTTGGTAAAATAATTAACACTTTAAAGTAATACTATGAAAACTTGTAAAAGATGCGGAAAAGAAGATGAAATACCCTCTGATATTTGTATTGAATGTACAAATGAACAAAATCAAGCAGACTTTGAATATGAATTAAGATGGCACGAAAATATGAATAGTTTATATGACTATGGCGAAGATGGATTTTGTGATGGATTTACTAATTATTAATACTTTAAAGCAATGGCTAAACGATTCACCGATACAAATAAGTATAAGAAGCCTTTTATAAGGGGCTTACAAGGGGCTTATAAACTCCTTTGGGATTATCTTTATCATGACTGCGATCATGCTGGAATTTGGATTGTAGATTTTGATATTGCTCAAATTTATATAGGTGTTGATATGCCAGTCAATAAAGAAGATGCTTTGAAATTTTTTAATGAAACCGAAATTAGAATTGTCGAAATTAATTCTGGCTCAAAATGGTTTATTCCTTCTTTTATTGATTTTCAATATGGAGTCTTAAATGAACAAAATAGAGCTCATAATTCTGTTATTAAAATTTTAACTAAATATAAACTTTATAAAAATAAGACCCTTACAAGCCCCTTACAAGGAGCTAAGGATAAAGAGAAGGTTAAAGATAAAGTTAAGGACAAAGAAAAAGAAATTGTTTATCCTTTCGATTCAAAAGAATTTTTAGATGCTTGGAATTTATGGAAGGAATATAAGAAAGAGCAATTTAAATTTACTTATAAACCAATAGGTGAGCAATCAGCTTTAATAGATTTAAGTAAAATATCTAACTTAGATGAAAATATTGCAATTAAGATTATTAAGAATGCTATTGCAAAAGGATGGAAAGGTTTATACGAAATAAAAGATAATAACAATGGGGAATCAATTACAGAAAACGCAGTCAGGGAAATTGCAGCAGACCTCGCAAGAGAAATCCTTGATAGCGATCAGCAGCCAAAGTAACAGATGTACTTCTATGGCCAAGTTGTGGCAATCAGAGGAGCAGTCTTTCTCTGTGATGAAGCGTGAATATGGTGAGCCAATTTTAATGGTTGCATTATTAAAGGAGCTTTCAGATATGGCAGCTATGGTAGGTGCTGAATTAAATAAGGTACAATTCAATTTTATTATAAATGAGATCACTACAAAATATCACTACTTTACTATTTCTGATTTAACGATTATAGGAAATAGAATAGCATACGAAAAGGTATATCACAAACCTTCGATACAAACCTTTCTAGTGGCGCTTAAGGAGTACGATCTAGAACGTGACGAATACGCTGCATTGAATCAAAAGAAGCAGCAGAGCGAAGCTGAAGAAGAAACCAAGGAAGATATTGAAAGGTTCCAGGAGAATTATAAAAAGATGTACAGGAATGCTAATAAACCTCGAAGATCAAACGCTGAGATCCAGAAGTCAAAGGATAAGCAACTTCAGAGAAAACGAGATAAATTTATTAAAAAACTTAGAGAACAATATCCAGATGAGAGCAAGTAAAAACGCATGGATAACTTTAATAGTAGTTCCTTTGATTGCAGTAGGAATAATTGCATTAGTATTAATTTTAATTTAAACCAATAGATATGAAAACACCAATAGAGTTTTTACAAGAAATCCAAGCATGGCTATGTTTTAATAATAGTCCATCAAAAGAGCAAATAGGACAGCTTAAATCTGACTTAGATAAACAATTAAAAGAATACTCCCAATTACAGACAAAGGATAAAAATAAGGGATTTGACATAGATGGGTTGAGAAAGCATCTTGAAAATACCCCAATAGAAGTATTGCAAAAAGAATGGGCTGATGTAGCAAAGGAATTTCCATCCCCTACTTTACCCACTACCCAAGTATCTGAACTTATTGAGAAGTATGAAAGTAAAGATGTAATAGCCTTTGGAAACTTTGTTCGAGATAACTATCACGGGATAGGAACTCCTAAGATGATTAGTTATGATCAGACTAAATATCCACACGGAACTATTGAAGATATATTTAAAATTTGGAAAAATTTAAAAACTCTTAACAAATGAAAGACATTAATTTAAAACTAATCCAATTTAATAACGACCTTAGTCAATACCAAAACGGATTAGGTCGTGAATTAATTATTAAGTGGAATGATTTATTTAAACAACTACTTTCTTCCAACCAAAGCGATGTAAGCGATGAGTTACTAAAAAAGGCTTACACAGCAGGTAACAGCAACGCTAAAATGCCAGAAGATTGTTGGGAAACACTTGATGAAGAATTTGTTGAATTTCTGCGAGATACACCTACACCTAAGAAAGAGGAAAGGAATAACAGATGTTCATACGATGTAGTTACTTGTAAATATCGTGGAGAAAATCAAAATTGTTCTAATCAAGGATTTTGTATAGGTATGCTAAGTTTATTTGCCCCGCCGATTAAAGACAAGAAAGAAAAAGTAATTGGTACGATAACTCTTGGTCAGACAAGACGAAATTTTTGTGATAAGTGTGGTGCTAAATGGGATTATATGTCAGAATATTGCCCTAAATGTAAAAAACAATTTTAATTAAAGGAGAAACAAAATGAAATCAATTAGTACAAAAGAGTTTGCGGAATTAATAGTTGAGTTAATACAAGAAGAACCATATTTTACAAAGGAGGTCTTAGTCCCTAAGATAAAAACATTAGCAACCGCTTTTAGACTAAGACTGTCAACAACTAACTATAATGCAATTAGATCACCCTCTCAAGTAGCTAAATTAATCAGAGGACACGAAGTAATGGATAGTGAAAATAGTTATTGGAAAGAGCAGTTATGTAATATTGTTGGAAAGGAAAAGATGGAACACTATTATGAAAAACTCAATGAAAAGCGTGGTGTAATTAAAAAAGAGCTTAAAGATAAGGAAGAAACAAGATGTTATAATTGTCAAGAGCTATTAACAAAAGATGGATTAATAAACGAGCTTTGTACAAATTGTGGAGAACATCAATAATTTTAACTAAACTAATTAAAGAAGATGAATCCCGAAACCATACTAAAAATATTATGGGAGTTAAAGACTGAAGATAAGTTCTACTTTATCAAGTATGGAACTGCATTACTCAGTCCTAATGGGATTGATATTAAGATAGATCATGTAGAGAGAACCATCTTAAAAGGTACACTTATCACACATAAACAGTTAAAGTCCAAAAGTCAAGAGCCTAGGTTTACAAGACCAAGATTTCTAATCTGGTATTTAATGAGGAAAATTTATAAAACTACCTATGCTGATTTAGGCACGTATTATAATAGGGATAAATTAACAGCGAGGTATGGATTTGAGACAGTAAAAGACTTAATCCAAGTCGATAAAAAATTAGCTAAAAAGGTTGAAAATTTAGAGTTACTAATCAAAGAGAGTTAAAGATTATTTAGAATTTCCCTTTAACTTCTCATAGGTTCGCATTCCACCGAGTCCAAGCATACCTAACAATACAGTCATAAGATGTTCCATAGCTAACTCTGGAGGAGCTTCAACAGTTGATTCGAATATTTGCATACCCCAAGCGATAAGATCCCTTAGAATGAAGTTATACGCTAAAGCAAATCCACATACCCAACCGATGAAAGGTCGCCACCCTGCAACAAATTTAGAACGATGCTGAGCCTCTAATTTATTAATCTCAACTTGTGCAACATCTGGCTGCATCATTAATCTCATTCTCACTTCTTCGTGAGTTAATTTCTCATCCTTAGAAGTAAATAGTTTGTCTAATACATTTCCGATTGCTGTAACAGGAGCTGCAATTGTTTTACCTCCTGCGAATAGTCCACTTAAAAATCCCATAATTTTAGTATAACCAGATAGAAGAAACTTTGTCTGAATCTGTATCCGCGTGAATAAATGTTTTTGCTATTCCTATTCTTTTAAAGCCTGCATGAACCAGACCGTTGATAATCTTTTCTCTATTTGAACCTGAAGTGCAATGAATGTCAACAGCAACGCCTTTTAAATGTGAGCTATTTTCAGAGCCTCTAACGGCTTTATTGTGTTGGATGGTTCGATAGCCCGAATTGATCTTAAAAGGAACACCTGCTATCTCCCTTGCCTTCTCAAGCCTAAATAATAGGTCAGAGAGCATAAGCGTTCCACTTCCAGGGTAATCTGGTGAATCAAATTCGCTATGTTTAAAGTAAATCATAATAAAATAATGTTTGCAATAATCAACAATAGACCAATCCCCCAAATAACTTGTACAGGCATAATAGATTTAAGCCACCCATCAAAGCCTCCGTTCCCAATATGGAAAATAGGAATGCCAGCTCCAAAATATCTGCGAACTAAATTAATAGTGAGATTGTAAACAGTCCAAGAAAGATTAAAAACACAGAATAAGAAAACCCATCCAAGACCGAAATAAACATCTTTAAGGTATATATCTAGAAATAGAAAAAGAATGATCACACGCCCTAATAAGTGCCACAGCTTAGATATCTTCAGCTCTAGTGATCCGCTGTTTTGTTTCCATGCAATAAAAAGACCATTATAAATTCCGAGTAAAAATATAGTTATCATTTAATCCTCCCGTTTAATTCATAAACCATATCATAAATCTTTTGAGTCTGTTGATAAATTAGATCCACCTTTTCCTGACTCGCTTTATCTTTTAACATTTCACGAATTGCAAAGTCCTCAGCATTAGAGTGAGTCAATACTTTTTTAACCTCAGCATCTACATAGGTTTTAGGGGCTGAACTTTCGATCTTAATATCCTTTGCAGTCTTTTTAGATATGTATTGAGCTGAAGCACCACTAAGGGCAACAGTAACAACACCACCTAATATAATAAACCAAAACTTTTGCCATAATGTTTTCATTTGTAATCGTATTAAATTAATTCCATCTACCCCACAAAATCTTTTTCTTTAGTTTTTTAAAATATTTTCTTTTAAATACAGTCATATTCAAGATAATTAACACAACAGTAACAATAGCAAATTCGTAGGTCAATGTATCTTCAATCAGTTTTTGATATTCTGAATAAGGTTTATTAATCAAGGTCAAAGAATAGATACAATCATAAAGAAAGTAAGCCCCTATCCCGAAATAAAATAAAACCATATTACTATCTTTTCTCCTTAGCATTTGATCGAATACCATTAAAGCTAAAGGGAAGTAAATTCCACAATAGAAATAAATAGATTCATTAGTATCTGAGACTATCTCAAATTGATTATAAAATAACTGCATCAAGATAAGAACCATTAACCCTATGAAGAATAGATTTTTCACTTCTTAACTATTTTTACTTTTGTTCCTGAGCTTGTTCTAACAGGTGGTTTTCTAATTCCCATAATTTAAGTTATTGATGTAACCCACTCAACATTTGGGTCTTTCCCAAAAGCGAAAGTGTGATAATAATTTTCTTTTGCAGGGATAAGGTATTTATCCAATTTAGAGATCTTAACACTCGTTAAAATATCTACTGCATAATTAGAGTGTAATCCTGACTCAGTAAGTTCTTTTCCCTCCTCGTCAAAAGTTGCAGGGATTGGAACTTTGCCAACCTCAACAACCGAGATAAATTCTTTAGGTAGATTGTTTTCTATCTTACAGTTATTAATAAAAGTAGTGAAGGTCTTTTTGCTTGTGAAACTTAATTTATATAAATACATATCTATGTTGTTAATGAAGTTAATTGAGCATCTGTTAAAGCCTCGTTATAGACTTGAACTCCTTTTACTTTTCCCTCGAAATGTTGACTAGATGCATCCTCTTTGCTTAAATTTACTCTATCCATACCAGACGGAGTTACAGTATAGCTACCCGTTCCCCTAGATATTCCATCAATAAATAATTCAGACACATTAGAACCCCATCTTAATGCAATCTTGCTTAATACTGTTAAATCATAATTATAAGCTATGGCAGAACCATCAGTAATAAAAACATATAATACACCATCACTGTCAAATTGTAACTTTACTTTATTAGTAGTTGTCCCATCTGATAAAGTTATCAATCTTCTCTCGCCTAAATCTACAAATGTAGAAACTTCAACATATAACACACCTTCAGGAGAATTAAATAAAGCGGCGTTTCCTGCTCCTGTCATAGCATCTGCTGTTCTAGTTACTGTTGAGCCTTCTGTTCCTGCGTATGTTAAAGATGTAGGATATGAGCCTTCTTCTAATTGAGCACCATAAATGTAAATACCTGAAGCACTGTCGCCTTGATAAGATTTATTTATTCCATCATCAGATATGATAAAACCTAATGACTTTGATCCTCCTATTGTCAGAGTTACAGTACATAAATACCAATCATTAGCAAGAGCAGTTATAGAAGATGCGTCTAAAGCAACATCTGTAGATACTATAACACCTGTGTCAAGATTAAAGAAAGCATAATCCTCATCACTGCCATTTCCAAGAGCTATATAATCTCTTTCACCTTTTTTTGCAAACATACTTATTGAATGCGTACCTATTGGGATAAACCCTGCTGTTTTAAATATTCCATGAGTTGCATTACTTCCATCCTCAACCAACTTAAAAGCATCCGTTGAATAGTCCACGCTTGGAGAATCTTGCCCACTTACAACACTTGAACCCGATTTAGTCCAATAAACATCATCAAACGAGATAGGAAAAAGAACAATATTAGTTCTTTGAGGTTCTAATAACCAATGAGGACAACTTGTACCAGAAGTATAATTTAATCTCGGCACATTGGCTGCCATTTCTTCCAACTGAAGATTAGAATTTACACGAGCTGCAACCGAAGCTCTCGCCACTGTGAAATCTCCAACACCTGTTGTTGGTTTTATAGAATAGGCTTTTGCTGCCTTATATGCTGATGGTATATTTACCAACGAAGCTGTGTCAAATAAACTCATAGCTATATTTTTATAGTATTGATTGAAGTCTTATGACCTCAATATTTAAACATTGTTTTCCTTGTGGCTCAACTATTCCACTATCATTGTAAACCCGAACAATAAAGTCAGAGGTTTCTTCCAAATCCGAACCCTTAATAATAAGTGGAGGATTCGTTAAATTCTCAAATGGATAAGAAGGATTAAAAGTATTAGATCCATCAATTATAAAGTTAGCAGGGGTTTTCTCTTGCCCTTTTATTTCCATTCTGTAACCTTGGAAATCTCCAAGCGTTTGCCCTGTTTCCATCAGTCCAGATTCAGCACTCGCTAATCTATTCATCCCGACAAAAAGAGTCTTCCGATTATTGGTAAAAATAATAACTCCGAATCTTCCTGCAGCCATTATATCAATTTGCTCTCGCATATTTTCACTAATATATTTAATGACAAGGTTAAGCTGCTGAGTCCAAAACTTAGATCCCGTAGTTTCTAAGGAAGAGACTGTTTCTTGATAAGTAGATGTCTCACTTGAGGAGTATTTAAACATCCTCACAGCAAGTCCATCAGAAGTTATATTTGTAACAATATTGTTTACTTCTGTAACCACAAAAGGAGTATTGATAAAGTAGGCAGCAGCAATGCCACCCACTTTATTTTTACATCCATCATCAGAACCCTTATCAAAAATACAAGTCATTTTATGCTCCTGTGAAAGTTAATCCTCCTGCTGCAAAAGCCATTCCATCGACATACCAAAAAGTACCATCGCATACGAAGTTTGCATAATCTCCAATAGTTTCTGAATCGTGAACAAGAGAAACAGTAGTTTCTAATGAACCCGAAATCGCAACGCTATTAACATTTGCTATTCCATAAAGCACCTTTGCTGCATCAGCAGTTACAATAGTCCACGAAGTTGTGGCTATTAATCCTGTTACAATAAATTTAAAATTCAATCCTGCTGCTAAGGCTGGAAGCGTAATTGCTGCTCCTGCTGTTGCTGCTGGAAGTACATAAGTTGTGCCACTTGTGGCAGCTGTTAAAGTTGTAGCTTCAGTAATTATACCGATAACTACTTTTTCTCTTGTTACGTCATTTGAGACGTGTACATCTGTTCCCATAATAATTATTATTTACTCGTTTGTTTGTTGAGTTTCCTCAAATAGATGTCAAGCTTTTTGACATTTTCTTTTTTAGGCTTATATTTCTTTTTCATAGATTCCAATTAGTTAGGCTTTGTTGTGGCCCTGAATTAAATTCCCCTCCATCAATAGACTCTGTTAATTCAGGATATAAGCTAGTGTTATCACACAAATAAGAGCTTAATTTGTCACCATAAAACTCTGCCTTATTCTTAAATCTAGCTGTTAGCGTTCCCACATTTGCATCAGTAGGAGTTGCTGAATTAACAGACTGATGTTGATACACTCCTCCGTTTGCAATCGAATACTGAATAAAAGGCATAGCATCCCACATTGTTAAGAAAACTAAGTAAGGAGTTATATAAATATTCACCAATGTAGCATAAACCTCATTTCCTGCATCGTTTAAAGTTCCAGCCTCTATCAAGGATTTACACTTATCTAATAACTTAGTGCCAACTACTGGCTGAAGATGTATCTCCTGCGCTGTATTAACGTGAGGGAGTATTTTATCCTCATCTATGTTTCCGTTCAATGGCGTTAAAGCCATGATGTCATCTCGATTTATAAGAAGTGTTTGAGTACTCATAGTCCAAAATATTTACTTAAAAATCCCTGCTTAGGCTGGTCAATAGGAGCTGTCGCAACCTGCTTAGGATTACGAACTCTATAACCTGCTTTTTCTGCTTTGTTAGTTGATACCTTCGGAGCTAATGGATTGCCAGGAGAAATATTCCCACCTGTTCGCATAAAGGTTTTTCTCACCCACTTATGATAACAATTTCCACCTCCTTTATATAACCATATAGAATAAGTGTTTGCTCCTTTAGGCCCCCATCCTGGATTAACAGGCTGACTCCCCATCTGTATAATATCTTCTTTACGATAAAGCTTCCCTGCTGAAATCATCTTCTGACAAAATTCCCTTTCAGGAGAGGGGCTTCCACTATACTCATATCTTACTTTGAAAACAGTTTCATCTATCTTTGCATCTTGTGAGCTTTTGGCGTTAGGTCGGGCAGTTCCTGTTGATACTAGCTCTAGTTTTTCCTCAAGCTCATAATCAACATCTCCTTCATCAATTAGTTCCCACTCTTTAGGATCTAAGTACTCGCCTTTACCAATTAGCAAGTCAATACCATGCTTTGAGAGAGTTTCTTCTACCTCCTCTTTGTCTGTAAATTCAATAGGTGTTAAGCTTACAAAATCAACAGGAATATTAACTCCTAAATATCCTAAAACTCTTTCTATGTTGTCTAACATGACAACTCTAAAGCTTCTTAAAACTGATCGCTCATAAAGTAACCAAGCGTTTTTTAATTCATCAGCATTAGAGCCAAGTCCTGAGCTGTCACGAATCCCGAAAAATAGAGGAGAAGTAACCCTGTGGCCTACCATGATTTTACCTGTGGCTTCTTCACTTAGGAATTTGAATTGCTTATCTAAATCGCTAACCGTAATACCCTCGATTGTTGTCGCACTATCCTTGTCTTTGTTAAACGAAAGAACAAATTTACCCGCATTTGTTGAGCCTGTGAATTTCTTTGTGATCTTAGCCTCAATCTGATTTCTTATGATCTCTCCGGGATCTCCATCATTGAAGTTGATTACTTGTCCTGGAACAAACCCATTCATAATATTATTTAGATGGAAGTTTGCAATTTCTTCTTCTATATTTGCATATTGTAAAGCCCCTTGATAGTCAACTGAAGGATAATAAAAAGAGCCTGAACGATAAGGTTTAACTACTATTACGCTAGTTTCTTGAATGTTCTTAGGATTGAAAACAGGGAATGGCTTAGGTCTAAATTGTGGTTTAGTAATTTGTGACCAATCATCAGAGAACCACCACTCATTTATATTTCCTTCGCTATCAGCTTTTCCTGATCTCCAATTCTGAACAGGAGTATAATCTAGCTCAAAACCGTCTCTTTTTTCTGGCTGTTCACCATCTTTTGGTTCTGTAATCGCATTTCCAACCGCTATCTCAATATAAAATCCGTAAGTTTTTAAATCAAAAGCCCACTTTCGAAGATTGTCATTAGGGAATAGTTTTTTAACAGCTAGTAAAGCCTCTGAATCTTCAACTGAACCAACAGGAGCTAATCCCATCCCTACAATCGCATCAGATATTCCGTTTATAATAGCGTGATTCGTAGGTGAGCCTCTATAACGATCAAGTAAATAACCAAAATAATTATTGTCCTCACCATACTTTACCCAATTTCTACCAGGAATCTCTGCAATAACAGGAGTCACATAGTTGGCTAGCTCTATGAATATAGGTTGGTTATTTTCGCTCATGGTTTAACAGTATAAATAAGTTTATCTTTTGTTGGTTGGGTATAATATCCCTGCATTACGCTAAAATTCTCAAAGTCTGTTTGTGATGTGATGTATATCTTCTGGAAAGTGATTAAGCTTTCAGCAGCGAAAGCCATTAATTCGGCAATCTCAAAGTTTAAGCATCCTTTAGCCTCAACTATTCCACCATCAATAATTACTCTATCAATAAAATCCTGATATTCTGTACCACCTAACAAAGAAAATATTTGTAATATATAAAACCTCTTATCGGTAAAGTCCACAGTGACGTTTATAGTCAACTGCCCATCATCTAAAGAGCCTTCAGTAATTGTATCGGTTGAGAGATTTGTTGATTCATCTGTCACCCTAACAAGATACTGAATTCCGAAATGTTCACGGACAGATACTATGACCTCTTGTGCTGTTGATATTGGTAATAATATTATCATCTATATAATATAACCCACAAAGTCTAAATTTGTTTTTAATTCAATAAAAAAAGCCTCCCCATTACAGAAAGGCTTTTCTTGATATATATAAAGCTCCTATTATGCAGGAGGGTCAGCACCTTTAGTTACAGTCACCGCCGAAGTCATCCCATCAAAAGGATAATCAGCAGCAGCAGTGCTTACTCCAGGAGTTAAGAAATTAGCTGGCTTTGGTTCTCTTCCTGTCAATACCATAGTATATCCAGAGAGATCACCCATTGCTGTACCTGTTACAATAGTGCCACCTGTCGCATCAACGCCGAACAGACGCCCGACCATAAACAGATTGCTATTGTTATCTAATACAAAAACAAAGGGATTTCCATAAGCCATTATTTTCAGCTCTTTATTTGTAATAGCATCTTGCTTCTTAATAGTCAAGCTTAACACTTGCTCCCAAAAAGTTGTGCCATTTTCTCGGCTAGAATTTACATTCTGAACCAAGTTAGATACGTCTTTTGTAACGTATTCGTAAACTGTTACCACCCCTAAATCGGTGATAATATCAGCAGCACTTTCAACGATTACTTCAGATCCAGGGTTTAAAAAGAATACCTTTTGAATCCCCCCGATTGAATCTTTGCAAAGTTCGAGTCTGCCTTTACCTAGTAAACAAGTCATAATTTTAAGATTTAAAGGTTAATACTAAGCTGGAGTATAAAGAACAATCTCTGAACTTATACCATACTGAACAGCAGCAGTAAATCTCAAACCGAATCTTACGTTTTGTGATAAGTCATGCTCTGCCATATCTAAAATACTCACGCTGTTTGCATCATCTAGTAATCCTGTTCCGTACCATAAGTTACTTCTTTGAGCAGCTACCATGAATGAAGTATTTAAACCAGGAACTATAACCATTTGAATACCGTTGAATGATAAGCCTTGTCCTCTAGTATGCCATTGCGTACCTTGAGCGTTTGTTCCACTACCACCAACACCTGCAGCAATAAATCCACCTAAAGCAGTGATATAAGAATTACCCACTAAGTTAGAAACGTAAAGAGTCATATCTGGCTCGTTAATTACGTTATTAGGAATCTTATTTACAACAGTAGTAAGCTCTGCAATTACGTTTGAAGCAGTTACAGTAGTACCAGCCTCGTCAATTACATCACCATCAGCAGTCATCAATGGAACGAATCCACCAAACGAGCCTGAAGTAGCTTCAACACCATGCCAGATTGCACTCTCAATTGAACCGTTTACTTGGTTCGCTATCTCCTGAGCGAAAAACGCTTGGAAGGTAGGAGGTAAAATATCATTAGCAGAGAATCCCATAGAGATTGCATCCCAATCTGATCTAAAGTCAGTCTTACAAACTTCTAAATTAACCTGTAAAGATTTAGGAGTTAAAATTCTTGATGTGATTGTGACTGTTCCTGTTGGATCAAAGTCACAAGTTGCATCAGCAAGTAATCCGGTAGTAACAACTTTCTTAACTACTTCTTTAAGCTTGATATTAGGCTTAATAGTAATAAGATTTCCACCTAAAGTTGCACCCTGTAAAGTAGCAGCAGCAATATACATTCCTGCACTCTCACCTGCATAGGTCGAAGTGATTGAAGTAGTTGTTGATAAAGCTAATTTGCTATTATAAAATGGAGTCAGTTGCATTGCAGCATCTATCCTTTGAGGAGTAGACATTGAAGCTCTTGGAATAACTTGCATATTTAAAGCAGGAGATTTTCCTTCTGGAGAAGTATTTACTCCACCCTTACCTCTTTTTGCAAGGTCGGTCTTTAAGATTGCATTTTCCTTTTTCATCGCCTTCAATTCGTCTTTGTTTGCTTTTGCCTTATCGACAATTTTCTGAGCATCTTCATCGCTTAATTCTTCTTCTTTTTTCTCAGCAGCAACAGCAGCTTTGATTTCTCCGATGATACCTTCGGCTTCTACAACCAAAACACGACCATCACTAAGTTCATAGCTTCCAATAGGAAGTGGAGTTCTTTCTTCGCCTTCCTGAAGGAATACACTTTCTCCAGCTTCAAAAGATTCAGCCCATAAGACTTCACCGCCTTTGAGTTCTACTTGTTCGAGTTTGATTTCGCCCTCTTCAAGAAATACCTTTTTTAGTTTATTGTAAAGGTTTTCATTTGTTTTTTTCTTCATAATTTCTAATATTAGATAAATTAATTTATACACATAAAACCCTCGAAATGGGGATTTGTCTTAAATTGAGACAAAAAAAAGAGGATGCCCACCCAATGAGACACCCTCCTTAACCCTAACCAAAAAAGTATTTTATTCTCCTACTGTATATTGACCCATTATACTAACCCTGACTCTATCTAATGTTTGTAAAGCATCCCTTACAGTTCCTTTAAATATTTCAGGTATTGCAGGGTCTATTCTCAAAACAACCCCATATGTCTTTTTAACATCAAATATTACATCTACACCAAAATTACCTCCCCCACCAGAACGTGGATTATATTCAACAACTGCACCAAATTCTCTAAAATCAGAGTTAGTTCTATATGTACCAAGTCCTTGGTCTATTGCATTTTCTTTAACGAATCTAATACCATTTGTTAATGCAGTTAAATCTCCAAATTTACCATCGTCTCCTGCTGCTGCTGCATTCCATATACTAACAACAACTGCTTGGATATCTATTGGAGTAACCCCTTGCCTCATATTAAATATAAAATCAACAGGTGTGCTACTACCATCTACATCCATTTCTATTACTCCCCTTATAACAGTAGCACCAGTAGTAAAATCATTACCCACTTCATTCTGAATAGTAATATCATTTGTGGAAACACTCATTACTTTAGTTTGAAGATATAAATCATTCTCCATTATTACCATATATTCACCTCCTGCAGTAAATCCATGTCCTACACTTACAGCAATAACAGTATCACCTTTAGTAACAGCACTAGTAAGAGTTATGTCTGTCTTATCTTCTCTCATTAAAAAATATTGAAAAGGGGGTGATGTTGTGTCTTGAAGGCTTACATCCAAAGCGTTGCTAGTGGTGCTTAAGGGCATTCCTTTACCCTCTTTATCTGATATTTGTATTAGTTGTCCTTGACTTCCCATAATATATTATTCTAACCAACCCTCAAAAGTATATGAAATCCCTGCTCCTCCTGCAACTCCGATAGCTCGACAATCAACATCGGTCATCTCTGCCAATATTAAAGGAAATTCAAACGTATGCTCGAAAGCAGTGGAAAATAAGAATGTAGTATTTTTTATCTGAAACAACTCTCCTGGAGGTCTGAAATACATATTCACCGTATTACCCTTATTGGAGTTTGTGGATGCTGAAAATGAAGTCATAAAGAAAGTCTTTCCCATTGGGATAGTCCAGATAGCCATTAGACTTTGATTCGCCCCTATTGGAGCTAGTGCCCAAACGACAGCAGGCTTTCCTGTTGTTACCGTTCCAGTTCCTACATATATAATTCCAACATTTGCTGTTGCTCCTGATGCTTCAGTACAAATTATCCTAAATACCCTAGAGTATTCCAAAGTAGATAACACTTCATCCTGACCAAAGATAGTTACTATCTCATTTTGTTCTAATCCTGTTGTAGAATTTAATCCGAATATTTGAACATCAGTTACTCCTGCTGAAGCTACTCCTGCTGTTGTATCTCCTGAAGCTCCAAATGTCACACCTGTTGAGTCTGTATCTGCAAACCCGAAAGCCATAGTTGCATCATTTGCCAATGGTAAAAGAGATGTTAATATTGCTGAATCTGTTGCTCCACTAACTGTAAAGAATGAAGCCACATCTACGTCTAAAGCTAAGGCTGTTCTTAGTGCTAAACCTACATCATTAACTCCGTCACTAAGTTCAACCGCAACAACAACTGCTTTTGGAGAGTTTGACATCCCTGCTGCTGTAATTGTCATAGTTATATTTCCTGCTCCTGTGCTTTCTCCTGCTGTACATTGGATGGTTTCAACTTGTAAAGTACCTCCATCATCAACATCTGAGCTTGATATTTTTACCACTCCTGGAGCTGCATCTACACCCGCCCAATTATAAAGACCATCCTCACTCCAAACTGATTCTTCACCTGTTCCAACAGCAGGATTAGACCCAAATTTATATTCAAAACTATGACCTGTAACATTACCCTCAGCAATATCATAGGTATAAGGCATTGATGATACTCGTATTTTATTATCAGCTAATTTTAGAGGTATCCCATTACCATTCTCATCTGATAATTGTACTAAACTTCCTTGTGATCCCATGTTATATAAGTTTTAAAATTTTCTTAACTTCATTTATTTTTGAATCGTACTCATTGATCTCTACCTTACTCAACTTCTCCCTCAACTCTGGAACGAAATATCCTTCAATGGAGAATCCTTTTACCTCCTCAGTTTTGATAAGCTGATTCCAGATCTTATCATCCTCAACTTTTAGAGTAACCATCCATGTACCCACAGGAACGCTTAAACCTAAGTGTTTGGATTTATCCATTTCCACATTCTCAACAATCCAACTCTCGACAGTAGTTAATCCTGTGAGTTTATTTTCATGTTCTAAGGTAGTGTTGTTCTGGTTGTTTCGCATAAAATAAAGCTCTGAAGCTCTGCGAATAGTGTCCTTTGAAAAGATAATGTAAAATTCTTCTTCACCCACCTTTCGATAGATAGGCTTATTAGGAATTAAAGCAGCACCAACCAATATTTGCCGATCTCCTTCAATCGCCTTGAGTTGTATTTCTCCTTTTTCTTCCTTGCTCAATGCGATAAAGTTTGAATCTATGGCAGGAGAACTAACAAGAGAGATAGCATTTATTCCGCCATCTAAATTGTCTTCGTCTAAAATTACTTCATATACTTTTATCATAATTTTGGTTTATAATATAACACCTTATTTGATTATTTGTTTTATTTAACCTCCTGCCTGTTCTGCTATTCTCCTATCTAGTGCCTGTTGAGTAGACATCTCAGCAGAAACTACAAACGCCTTAGCCGAGCCTGTATTTATATTCTGCCCTATGTCGGCTGGACTAGCTGGTGATATCCCTGCAAGTGATGGAGTTGAGATTAGAGGTGCTGATATTGAAGCAGACCCTCCAATACCTCCTGCTCCTCCTGCAAATTTCTGTGATACACTTTTAGAAGAGCTCACTGCTGATGATACACTAGCAATTATTCCTGCTGCTGTCGCTGCATAAGCTATCAGTAAAGGAATAGCAATAGGGAATCCTGCCTTCGCTGTTGCTGCTGTTCCTGCTGCTATATCTGCCACTGCATTTACTCCTGTTAAGTTTGCCTCCACAATATTTTTAATGGCCTTACTTTTTATTATACCTAAATCAATAAGGAGTTCTTTAGTAGCTAAGAATTGCTTAAATAAAAGAGCTGCTCTTCCTATCTTACTTTCTTCTCCTGCTAATCGTGCCAAAGTATCTGCTGCAGTTAGCTTAGATTGTAATAGCTGTGCATTTAGAGCAAGCTCCCCTTCTACTAGCTTGGTCTTTTCTTCTGCCCTCTCCTTTTCTAATTTAAGAGCTTCATCATCCTGTGATTTTTTAAGGTCTATTGCTGCCTTTACTTCTGCATCATCTTCAGCTTTCAGCTCTCTCTTTAAAGTTCTGGCTTCAGTAGCTATTCGCTTTTCTTGGTTTGCTGCCTCCTTCTTTAATAAGATAAGAGCTGCCTCTAGCTGTGCCTCTTCCTCGAAATCTTCCTTAGTAGTACCAGACAACTTATTACGTTCTCTGATTTGCTCTAATCGTAATTCTCCTAGTCTAGTTTCTTCATCAAACAGCTCTTTTATTTTTGCCTGTGCATCATCTAAAGCCTGTAATCTTTCTGCTGTCGAGAAGTTCTCTTCATCAATAGCCTTTAGTCTTAGGTCGGCAATCTCACCCTCTAGCCTTGCCCTATTTACTAATTGAGCTCTAGTGTCTTTGTCTATCTGAGCCTGAACATCTGAGAGCCTATTAGAAACAGCAATCTCACGTTCTTGCTCTGCTATAAATCCTGTTACTGCATTAGTAGCTTTATCAACTGAATCCTTTACTCCTGTGAATACATCTACAAAAGTTTTCCCTGCCTGTGCTGCTGCTGCTCCTGCTTCCTTGAATTGACCCTTAAATACTAATCCAATAGTTTTGCCAAGCAGCCCAAAAGTTTTAATTAATGCCTGTATTCTGTTAGTGATATTCTGCCTAATGGCTTTAGCAAAATTATTAATAGCCTCTCTTGGATTCTCGAATGCTGAGATAACCATATTACCAAAGTCAGCAAGTATGTCAATAAGGTTGCCGGTAATAACACCGATAGCATTCATTATCTTAGCAAACTTATTCTGTCCTTCTTCAGTAGATGAGAAAGCTGCCTTGATTGAGCCTATAAGAATAAGCAAAAGCCCTAGTCCTGTTGCAGCAATAGCAACCTTCATAACACCCAAAGATTTTACTGAGGACATTATGCCATTCTTGAATCCTTGTAGTTTACCAACAGCACCACCTAGAGCCGCATCAGCTGCTCCACCCATCTCAGAAAAACCCTCACTGACCTCTTCAGTTTCTTCCTGAGTAGTTTCTAAGCTCTCATTAAGCTCATCAACTTGCTCCTGCCCTTTTACGACTGCATCAATTTGTATCTTAAACTTTTTTGCCATCACTTATATATTTAAACATTCTCACTATCTGAGCCCTACACTTGGCCCATGTATCAACATACTGATATCTGCCTTTTGCTATTTCCACCTGCTGGGATACATTGTAGAACTTATCCTTTTGTAGTAACCTTATTATATCTGCGATCATTTCTTTGCCTGTTGTACTCTTACAAGATCAGCTTTAAATGCCAGCCATGTTAAGACTTTGTTCATACTTAGTTCAGTGACTTCATCAATCATAGTTATATTCCCATCTGTAAGAGAATAGATCGAACTGAACCATCCCCACTTTTTAGCGTGTCCCACTTCCATGCCTGTGGAACTCCCTCCTCCTTCAAAGAGCTCAGGATAGCGTTTGTTAATTGCTGCCCTAAAGTCAAAAAAAAACTGACTGCTCCTAGAGCAATCCCCAGGGGCATTCCCGATAGATCCCCCACATCTTTATATTTCTCAATCTTATATCTGCCTCCTGTTTGAATTTGAGTAATAGGTCTGTAAAGAATACTCATCAGCTTATGATAGTTTTTAATATCAGTAAACTCATCCAAATCTATAAGCTCTCCAAATGAAATATCGTCAAGGTTGGGGATGAACCCATATTTAACATCATCTAAAACGAACTCACGTTGAAGCTGGAATTTCTTATCTTCAATGTCTTTCTCAGAAGGTACTACTTTCTTTATCGCATCTATCAGATAATCAATATCTATATTTTTAATATCTTTAATGCTTTTTAGTCCGTAGGTAATATCTAATAACTCTTTAGTCTTTATAGATCCTCCAGCCTCGGCAATACGCTGCCATTGACCTAGAGTCATCTCATTTATATTCTCAGGAATCGTTACTATTTTATTGGTCATATCTCATTAAGTTAAGGGTTATGTTTTTTCTGTTAGTATCGTATTTGTAATCTAGTATACGGTGATAGAATCCATTGAAAAATATAATAGGGATAAATTGTATAGTTTTAAACACCCCTAAATTAACAGGGAACTTAATCTCTATCGTATATGCTGTAACCTTATATGTCTCGTCAAACCAATCTTTATAGAAGAATTTATAAATAGAGTTCTCTGCTACTGCTCCAATAAAAGGGGCTTCATCATTAAAGGCAAAAGTGTTGGATGTTGTCAATGAAGTAAAGTCCTGGATTTGAGAATAAGCTCCCATAGTTGATTGAGAGGTAAATGTAGGATCACCAGAACCATCAACGCCTGTTTGTAAGTACCAATCAAAGGAGGTAGGCTCTGAGCCATTACGATACATAATCATAAACTTTGCTAGGGTGGGCTTAGGCTCTGCCTCATTAGATAATTGATATTGATGTCTTAAATCTGTTAATCCATTCTCCACATCTGAGCCGTCATAAGTCTTTAGGTATTCAGGAGGGAAAACAGTAAATATACTTTTAATGGTTTTCGGATTACCAGCAAAATCAACGCTTGGCCTTTCAATATACCATCCATATTCTGAGCCTGTGTTATCATCAAAGATAGTATTCCCTGCATCCTTGAAATTATCGTGCTGAAAGTTTATAGCCTTATTCAAAAATATCTTCCTATATGTCAATGATGAATTATCAACATAGGGATTTAGGTCTAATATTTGAGCTGCTGAATAGAATGTCTTAACAGACTTAATACTATAAATGTTATCTGATGTCTTAACAAGAATTAGCTTATAGGTGCTTAGAAAATTATTTAAGAAGTCAAAAGCCTTTATCTCTGGAATCTGCAATGATGAGTCAAAATCATTACCTATCAGATCAGCAGGAATCTGAGTTGTTACCATCCTAATAGAACAATCATCAGAAGCACTAGTTCCTATTATCTCAAAATGATAGGTGTCTGCTGTGCTTAATGTACCCTCTAAAAAGAATGTTGATGAATCTCCTAGTCTAGTTTGAAAATCTACATCCACAGCTCCTGCATCTTTAACTAAATAAACAGTCCTAGATTCTGCTGTCTGTCCTGCTGATATAACAGTAACCTCAAATTTATAAGTACCATTAAATTCAGGAGTATATGTTGGAGAAGTCCAGCGACCTCTAGGGTCTGAATTTTCCGTTGTCATTGTTATTGTCTGCCTTGAAGAAGTTACTCCAAATGCTCCTGTTGTTTCTACATCAGTCTTAAATTCTGACAGAGAAGAAGCACTTGCCACCTTAGAGGGTATAATAAAAGCCTCATCAAAATAAGTAACAAGCTCTGAAGAGAAGTTAAATGTCAATCCAAAGTGAGTGCCTATTGCTTCTATAAAGTCTACAAAGTTAAATCCTACCCTCAGCTCATTCAGTAGAACGCCTGTTGCTGATACTGCAATATCATCAGCGTGTCCTGTCGGTGAAGCATACCAGCGATAAAACCTCTCCCACGAAATAACAGGAATAAAAGTAGTACCACCAGCCCACGAATTAACAACAGAATCATCTGCCCAAGTAAAGTCAAACTCTGTAAAGTCTACATCCTCCAACAGAGTTTCTCCCATCGTTGTTTTTACTGTTGAAGTATCAGAATAAAATACTATTGAATAGCTGTTAGGCTTTCCGAGTTTCCACGTTACATTCATCACCTCGACAGCTCCAACAATCTCAATGATCCCATCAATATCCAGCCTTGCAG